CGGTATTTCTACCTCTTTTTGGCGCTATCTGTTTATCTAATTCATTGGCAGGTTTCGCGGATTGAGCATTTGGCGAACCATTTAAACTCTCCCAAGTAGTGAAAAAGTTAGAAACTCTAGTTGCATCAAACTGCCTTTGTGCATCCTCTAAATAAGATTGTCTGCTAATACCTGTAAGGGGATCAGTCTGTAATAACCATGTTTGAAAATCTTGGTTACTATTTATGTCCTTCCAGTTAGGAACAGATTTATTTAACTCAGACCAAAAGATTTGTTCTTGAGATGATTTTGCATTTTTGGCTGCTTGTTCTACTTTAGGTAAAACATTAGAGTGCAACTCTTGTAGTTTATTTTCTAACTCAGCTATTCTATTTTGTGCAGCAGCAGATTCTTCTTTAGATACTTTACGCATTACATCAATAGATTCTCCGTATTCATCTATATCTGCTTGCGTTACTAATGAAGGTGGCTTAACAGGTTCAATAGGCTGTGTAGATTTAGCAGCATCCATAGAGGTAATTAACTGCTCCATCTGGTTTAACCTACTTGTAAGATTCTGATTGTTCGCTTTAAGTTGCGGCACTTCAGCATTATACATTCCCTGTAAAGTTTTATACTTCTGCTCAAAACTTTCATCTTGAGTACCTGAAACTTTTTGCTCTTCTTGTTCAGGTTTAGTCGCTTGTTCAGGTGCACTGTCGGATGTATCAGTAACTTCTTCAGTTGTATCTTCTTGATTCATATCTTTATATAGTTCCTGTACTTCCTCAGATTGCTTTTGAACTTGCTTTGGTAGATTTTTTGCCATATTTAACGCTCCTTTTGGTATGCGTAATTAACCGGCTGTCACTAGGACTTTGCCGAAATTGACGGGGCATCTCTTAATAATTTATGTAACTCACTTAAAACTTGGCATCGCCCCTGTGCTAATGCCGTGTTCGTAGCAACATTTGGTAGCTGTTCTAACTCATGCATACGCCAGTTGTCAATCCATTCTTTAAGAATAGGATACTGATGTATAGATGAAGCTAGAGCATGAATAACCTCCGGTTCAGGTTTTATCATCCTTCACCTCCTGTTGCACGGTTACTCACTAGGTTGGCATCCATACCTCCTTGAGGACTTCCGTCTGGTTGTCTAGGAACAGGACCTTGTTGCCCGCTTTGTTGTTGCGCGGCAATCTTTGACTGTAGCCTATCTGTGACGGCTGCCTTCTCACGGGACGGTACAATGTCATCCACAGGCATTTGCAACCCTTTAGCCACTTCGCGTAGTATAGCTGCGCGGCCATCCTTACCAATAATCTGCATATCCATTTCATTGGCGGTTGCGTTAAGAAATTCTAATCTACGCATATTAACTGTTTCTTTTATAGCTAAGTTAATTGCGCCACGAGGTTGTATTTCAAGATCTCCTTTAATACTTTCATCCTCGTCATATCTCATGTTGTAAATAAATTGTCTAGTTACTATAGGTTTAGTTACATCACTATCAATGTGCATAACTACCTGCCGTATCCCTTTACCAGCAGACCCCATAAGCATAGACAATCCTGATGCAGTTCGTCCTGCACCTTTGACATTTAAATCTCCATATACATATGCAGGTATACCTGAATGGTCATCAGCAAGTTTACTAAACTTATCATACACTGCCATTAATGTATTAGCATTATCGTCAGGCTGGGTAAATCTAACAGCAGGTGAACTAGACCCTAAAGGATCGTTAGTTACTTGCCAGATTTTCCACGGGTGAATTTGCGTGATGTCTTCGTTGGGCGGGATTCTTTCCAAGTTAACTTCTGCTTGAGGCCCACTAGATATCCCCATGTTATTAACCAAAGCCCTTGCAGAAGCATTACAAACTCCTTGCAAGTCTTCAATAATCTCTGGAATACCTTTTCCCCAAAAAGCTCCAGGGCATTTAATAAACGACGTTTTAGCATATGGTTTTTCTCCTAACGGGTCATAATTTAAAAGTGCTTTTATAATATAGTTACCTACAACCCATACACAAGCATCGTACTCTTTAGCAGGATCATCTATCTCTTCTTCGGTAAGACCCCATTCAAGAAGCATAGACCCACTAATTTTTCCCCAAAATTCTAAAGCATCAAATATTTCGGTAGGTCTTTGATACCCATGGAATTTACGTTCTTCATCATCTTTTGTTAACTCTACGTCTTCATTTATCCAGCTTTGAGAATTTCCTAGCTCAAGAAGTTTCCGTATAGCGTCATCATCATACCCAGGAACCCCTATAAGATCAGCTAACTCCATACGAGTTAAAGGGTGGTGTTGAAACAAATACCCATCTTTTAAAGTTGTAATCCCTGGTTCAGGGTACATTCTAAAAGGATCTACTCTTTCAAACTCAGGACCTATAGTATCTTGAGCTTCTACAGTTGTAGCTCCGTTTTCGTCAGTTACATACCCTAGTTTTCTTTGTCGTCTTACAATAGGGCCTTTTATAAACCCACATGGAAATGTAACAAGATCAGTAATAAAATCATTAAAAGATTCAGGCCACCCACCTTGTACAAATTGGTCTTTAATCTTAAGTTTCATACGATGCACACGATTTTGTGCGGCTTGTAATACTCTAAACCTATAATCCTGATGGACCATTTCGCGTATCTCTGACATTTCCGAAGGAGAAGGAGCCTGTCCATGCATCTGTATAAGTTGCATAACATTCTGAGCATATATGTCTTCTACTTCTTTAGCCTGTGTAGGAGATAAATCTGGTATAGGCGTAGGTTCTAATTCCCAAGGTGGGCTACCAGTTTCTAACAGTATATCACGTAGCCAACTCTCTGCGGCCCGACATTTAACTTCGGTTAACATCATATAAATATCAGACCCACCTTGGTCTTGTATATTTCTTAGCTTGTCTGCTTCGTATTCACCATTACGTTGGCGCATAGCTCTAAGCATAATATCTTCTATTGGTTTCTTTGCCATTCTGGCAGCGTCCCAACATTCTTTTAGGTAAGATAATATTCCTTGGAAAAGAGGATCAGCCTGACGCTCGTCTAATTCTTTTTCAAGCGCAGCTTTCTTTTCCTCTTCTACAAGAGTAGCGTTATCAACAACACGTAATACAGATAATCCTGCCATTATTTTGGTTTTGCATCCTCAGCTTTAAATTTATTTCTTATTTTATTTATACCATATCTGGTTGCACCTACCGCACCTACATTAAACGCAGCTGCTCCGTACATTATATTGTTTAAGTTATCGCTTAAAAATTGAATAGCTGTACCTAAGTCTGCCGTCTGTATATGTTTAGACGGAGGCTTAGGTTTATTTTTAACTATCTTAGAGCCTTTAAACTTTAACTCTTTATAAGACATTATCTGCCTCTTTTCATACCGTTTTTCATACCGTTTTTATTTTGCATCGGTTTCTTTTTCTTATTACCGTTTTTGTTTTGCATTGGCGGTCTGCCTTTTTTGCTTCCGTATGTGCCTGGTCCGTATGGCATATTGGTACTCCTTTATTTAAATTTAAATTTAAAAATTTAGATCTTTTTCCACTAAAATAAAAAGCTCTATAATCCACCTATACACCTCCATAAAAACGTTGGCAACAAAAAAATGGGGGGCGTAGGAGAATCATGCCTGATATTTTTAAGTACGCCCCCCAATAATATCCACCGGGAGTTGAAGTAGATAATACCATCGTATCAGGTCCATCCACCTGCCGCAACACGTTTTACATCTCGTCGTTGTAAAACTAATGCACCTTCACCCGCACTAGTTATGTGTAGCATAAGGTACTGAAGAGCTTCAGCAATATGAGAATGTTTATTTTTATGTATGGATTCATTCTTATGATGGTATCTATACCCGCCCATCATTGCAGATTTTAAATTAGTACAGCTTGGATCTATAAGAAATGCAGAGTCACCGTCTACATGCCGCATAAGAAAATCGTCAACAGCATTTAACCTTGCAGATATATTATTAGTTTTTGCAGGGAATACCCTGAACCCTTCTGTTTTTATAATATCTACTGCACTACGCTCATCTGTCTGTGCTCTTTGTATACCAGCCGGATCTGTAACTATAATAACAGGTGCGCCCGAAAACTTTTCGTATATAAGTGGTTTTAACACTGACCTTACAAATCTTTGTACACCCATACCAAAACTTACAGCTTCTCCTAGTATTAATGCTCTACCTCTAGGATCCTGTTGCCCAATAACAGCAGCTGGTGTTAAACCTAAATCCATACCTATAACTATTGGTCGCACACCATTTATTATAGAACGTATAGGTTCTCTAGCCATATGGTAGTCAGGTCTAAAATATTTATACACAGGTTGTCCAGCTGAGCTTAATCCATATTCACCATCAATATATACACGTATGTATTCTTCCGACCTACCTTGAGTGTCGTAGTACCCATCCGGAAGATTTTCAACATTTTCCGCAAACGTACTCCTGCCGGAGGGTTGTTTAAATACATCCCAGCCGTTATCATTTTCACTGACTCCGTCAGCTGGATTGAGCTTTTCCATCTGGTAGTACCACCAAGTGTCCATTGTAGGAGGGTTCGTGTCCCCCCACATTCCAAACCATGAGGGGCCACCGTCTTTGGACGATGGAAAACGACCAATACGTTTAGACATGGCGTCCACAATGTCAGGATGTATGTCGCGACACTCATTAAACCACGCAAAAGTTAACTCAAGCGAGTTAAGATTGGCGACATCATCTGCGTCGTCCAGTGCTCTAAACATAACTTCGCACTCGACGTCACCGACTTTAAAGAAATATGTTTTAGTTGTACGCATAAACTGTCCGCACGGCCCTGGTGGAAACCAATCAAGAAAAGTTTTAATGGTTGTATCCTGTAATTGCCTTGCAGTTTCACGTACCACTGCCGCTCTAGATTTACGAATACCGTTAGCATTTGGTTTTTGCATGGAAGCACGACGTATTACCTCAAAAGAACATGCTACAGATTTGCCCGACCCTACAGGGCCCATAAATGCCCTCATTTTTGCGTCGGATTCCATAAATTTCTTTGCAGTAGACGGTGGTGTATAGTCTATATCCAATGGCTACCTCCCTATTCCGTAAGGCATAACTACAAATTTCCTGCGTTTTTTATTCCCACGTGCTATCTTTACTTTATAAGAAACTTCATAGTCATCAAGAAGCTTTGTAAAAACCTGACAGCTATTCATATCAGCAAACTCTGCTGCAGGAGACCCTTCAAAAGAACTAACTAAGCTATCTATTATCTTCGATGGAAGATTGGACTGTTGTTGACGCTTCATGTTCAACGACAGGTCCTGTTCGCTCAAGTTCGTTTCCGAGGTTAATTGTAATTCTAACTCCGCCATTAGTTCCCTCTGCAATATTATCGTTCTTTGGCTCTAACCCACTCCATTTTATCGTGTGCTTAATTAAATCAGCCTTTACAGCCGCGTTTACTTCCGGATTATGTATCATTGTCCATGAAGTTGTAAGCAGTTCTTCAGCTTGTGCACGGGCTTTAAGCCGGAAAGTCATACCTTCTTCCTGTATATTGGTGCGGTAGCCTTCGACTTTCTTTAAAAATATAGGATCTTTATTGTACCTTAGCATATCGTCAGCAGAAATACGGTGTCTGGCGAATACTTCTTCAGTAGTTTCACCGCTGGCTTCAAGCATAAGCGCAATATCAAAAGCTAATCTGTCTGACCACTTGGTGTGTTTCAAAGGTAAGCTGTCCATATTTTTAGTATATACTTATTTTATTTATAAGTGTCAAGGCTATGCGCTAACTATACACACTTATTTTTTTGGTTCTTAGTTTAAGCGGTTTACGTATACCGGGGTGGGGTCATAAAAAGCCAGTCCGACTACCCCCCTCCGACACACTAGCACTAGCAAAACACTTAAAATTTATGGCATCTTAAAACTGGCAGAAAGCCTAGGGATTTGACATTTTTTTACTTTCGTGTATAGTTATATCATCAGCAATCGCACTGATGTAAAACAAAGCGTATAACCACACGGGCAACCCGTGTGCCCGTGCAACTATGGAGGTTTGTCAAGTGGCAAATTTTTACAAGGTAGTCGCTGCCATTAATGGCGACAAGGTCGATCTTAATGCTAAGATCGTTGATGCACAGCCTAACTATTCGCAAGAGAAGTTGGGCGACTTTATGGCTAAGTTACTTACTTACGGTAAAGCTTTCAACGCGTATAACTTTTACGTACCGGAGCTTCACTCTAAGAAACCAGGCCATAACTTATCGGCTAAGTCGATGCAGGGTTTCATTGAGAAATCTAATCCTACGTTTACCATGACTATCGCATGGATCAAAACTAGGACTGGCCGCAAGTTTCCATCTCCGAAACTTGTGATCTCAACGCTTCCTGCTCCGAGCTTGCAGGTGCAGCCTGACGCGAATCCTACTCAAGAGATTGAGATATAGTCGCACACACTACGGATCAGGATCTTCGGATCCTGGTCCAGAAGGGAAACACAATGGAAATACTTTTCTACACTATCTTTATAATAATGATCTTTGCATTTATATACTTTAGAATGTGGAGACCATAACACAACATGGATTGAGCTGACTTCGGTTGGCTCTTTCCTTTTTTATTTTTTCTTTTTTATTCCCCCCCCCTATACCATACATCGGGGGGTCCGAGCTTGTGTACTACCACGTGTATACCTTTGTAATACACCCCAGGTATGCGTATAGTTACTACCATAAGTATACAATCTAAATAATCTAAGTGTTATTATACACAATACACCCATATTTATATCCTCTCACTATACACCATAGTGTGTATACTTTAAGTGTATAGCTAGGTTTATGTTAGTATACACCATATGTATTAATCTATTTAATCTAAATAATATACGTTTTTTATATATATCATACACTAAATTTTATATGAGGGTAATACATATAATTTTCGGTACGTCATATTATTATTAGATTATTAGATTAAATAGATTAAATTACTCTAAGTACTTGAATTTATTACAACTATACAATCTACATATTCAACGGGATTTGACAAATTTTTCGATTTCGGTATAATATAAGAATCGAACAGCGATTGTTCGTATATATACTATATATATTATAGTGTATATTTAACCTTAATTATATGGAGAATTTATATGCCTATATTCACTGGTAATGTAAAGAAGATACTAACACCTATTAGTAAAAAGCTTACTATAGCTATTGCTAGTAACACAGATACTTGTACTGTGTATAATAACGATGGTAGTAATGGAGCATTAACTGCTGAACGTCTATATGCTGACCTTAAGACAGCTAGTATGGATAAGAATATTATTGCCAAATATGGTGTCAAAGGTCTAGATGTATTCGACCCTACTAATAATGGTACTACACCACAGATTATGGAAAAAGTAAGGAAGAATGCAGATGGTACTGATAGCCGTAGTGTATACTTAATGCTATCCAATGGTGTAAGACCTGCTCAAGTAAGAGCCAAGGCTATTGATATTGAGATATAATATCGCACCATTACCATTCATAGTGATAGCTGGTATGTTATACTGGCTATTACTAACCAACTATATAATTCAATGATGTTATTAACGGAGGATTACTATGAAACATCTTATGTCTTTTAATACTAACAATGTATCGCTTACATTAAGCAGACTTACTACATCTATACCTGAATTCAATGGTGGTATTGGTGTAGTATACAGGGTAACTATACAAGAGCCTTGTAAACAACCAAGGGTATACGACAGTATGTTACAGAATAATGCGTTCGGTATATTTGAGCAACGTAAGAAGGAGGTATTAAGTAATGGGTAGTAATAGACAACAGTATAAGGGTGCTAATCATACAAAGGTTAGCATCTATTATCAGGACGATAACGACGACAATGGACAGTATAGTACTTGGGTGGTTAGTGATAACCTTACATCAGGTGGTAATGTCAAGTACTACTTCTATAAGAAGATGGCATACCTTGACTATAACAAGAGAGTTAAGTCTGTCAAAACATATGGTAAGACAGTACGTAATGGTAAGTAGAGCCATACTACGAGCATTAAAAGCATTAGTATTGTGTGTAGGAATATATGCAATACTAATGTATGTGCTTGTAACATTTATTAGCAACAATAATTGCTGTGATGATTACATTATTGATTTTAATAGTTTATCGTCAGAGTTTTGGTGTCCTTGTGACACAGAGAGGTGAGAGGTATGAGTTTATGTAGAGTATGTAGCAATGCTATTAACCCCAAACGTGTTGAATTAGG